GTCTATGCCTATGCCGAATGTCTGTGCCGAATCAAAATGTCTATGCCGAATGTCTATGCCTATGCCGAATGTCTGTGCCGAATCAAAATGTCTGTGCCGAATGCCTATGCCGAATGTCGTATTAAGAGTGTGCAGCTAAGTGGGCAGCAACAGTGTGCATGTGTGCATTTTCCTGCACACTCTTATTTTAAAGGTAAAAAATGACACCAACTCAACGCAGCCTGGCAGCTCTTCGAGAACTCGGTTACCTAGTCGAAGTCGTGGAAAAGTGGAACAGCTTTACGCGAACCCGTAAAGACCTTTGGGGCTGGGCCGACTTGCTGGCTCTCCGGCGCGGCGAGGTGCTGGCGGTGCAGGTGACTGCACAGGCTGTTGCTAACCGGGTTGCCAAGGTAGCGGCATCTGAAACGGTCGAGCGGGTGCGGGAAGCTGGCATTCGGATTGAGGTTCACGGATGGCGTAAAAATGCAAAGGGCCGGTATGTTCAGAGAATTGTTGATTTATCCTAATTTTTGCGCTTGCGCGCAGAAAAAATGTGGACTAAGATAGTTTTGCGCGAGTCTCCTGGGCAGCGCAATCCCGCGTGGCGGTGGCAAGAGCGATGCGGGCGCTCTCGAAACGACCACCGTCATTTGTGAGGTAATATGGCCGACTATCAGAAAAACGCGGCATTGTTTGTTTCTGTCCTGTTTCATTCAGGCACGAACGCTCATTTCATGCACTTGCAAACTAAGAGCTATAGCGAACACAAGGCGCTGGGGCGTTACTATGAATCAGTAATTGATCTAGCCGACCGCTGGGCTGAAGCCTATCAAGGCTGTTACCAGGTGATCGACAGTTACCCTAGCGACTTTCACATTGCAAAAGTGCCGCTTACTTACATCGAAAAGATCAAAGACTTTGTTGACGGTATACGCAAGGTGCTGCCTGACGACAGTCAGTTGCAAAACATTATAGATGAGATAGTGGAGCTTTTGGATTCCACATGTTACAAGCTGAAGAATCTTAAGTGAGCAATTACTTACAAACGTAAGTAAGTGTCTACTTTAGGCGGGAATAGATGGCAAAAGGGATAAAAACAGGCGGGCGCAAGGCCGGGGTCGGTAACAAGACGACGGTCGATGTGCGCGAGGCGATTGCCGCATTTGCTGCGGCGAACGTTGGGCAAATGACTACGTGGCTGGCAAGTATTGACGATCCGGCTAAGAAACTCGACTTGTACTTGCGCGCCATCGAATACCATATCCCGAAGCTGGCGCGGTCAGAGCAAACCGGGCCAGATGGCGGCCCCCAAGAACACACGTTCCGGTGGCTTGAGTAATGCTGCACGTTATCCCCTACAAGCCTCGTGCCGCTTTCCTGCCGTTCCACCAGCGCACCAAGCGTTGGTCGTGCCTGGTGGCTCACCGGCGGGCTGGCAAGACCGTGGCGGCGATCAACGACCTGATCCGGGCGGCGGTGACTAGTAAGAGCGAGATGCCGCAGTATGCCTACATTGCACCGTTCCGCAGCCAGGCTAAATCGGTGGCGTGGGATTATCTTAAGCATTTCTCCGCAACCTTTGCCGCCAGCACCAATGAAGCAGAGCTGACCGTGGACATGATCAACGGCTCGAAGGTGCGGTTGTTTGGCGCAGACAATGCCGATTCTATGCGCGGGTTGGGCTTTGACGGTATCTTCATGGATGAATACGGAGACTTCAAGCCTAGCGTCTGGGGCAACGTCATCCGGCCGGCGCTCTCTGACCGGCAAGGCTGGGCGGTGTTTGGTGGCACACCGAAGGGCAAGAATCAGTTTTGGGATATAAAACAGACCGCCGAGCGGTTGCAGGATGACTGGTTTTTGTTGCAGTTACCGGCCAGCAGGTCAAAGTTGCTACCCGATGGCGAGTTGGCGGCTGCAAAAGCTCAACTGAGCAAAGACCAATACGACCAGGAATACGAGTGCAGCTTTGAAGCAGCTATCCTCGGCGCCTTCTACGGCACTGAGATGCGCGAGGCTACAGAGCAGGGACGGATCTGCCAGGTCGATTACCAGCCAGAGGTGCCGGTACACACGGCGTGGGATCTCGGCAAGCGGGACGACACCGCGGTTTGGTGGTATCAGGTCATAAGGAATGAAATTCACGTAATTGACTATTTTGCGGTATCCGGCGCCGAAATTTCAGATCTGGCCGCTGTGGTCACCGGCAAGCCCTACCGCTACGGCAAACACAACCTGCCGCACGACGCCAAAGCCAAAACGCTAGCCTCAAGTAGGTCAATCATTGAGCAGCTCGCTGACTACCTGGGCATCAACAACCTGGTTATCGTGCCCGATTTGTCAGTGCAGGACGGCATCCAGGCAGTGCGGCAGATGCTGCCGAATACTTGGTTCCACGTGGAACATTGCAGCGAGGGCATCGAGGCGCTGCGCCAGTATCAGCGCGAGTTCGACGAGGACAAAAAGGCATTCCGGCAGAAGCCGCGGCATGACTGGTGCAGCCACCCGGCAGACGCCATGAGAATGTTAGCGATAGCATGGCGCGCCGAGCCGACGGTCAAACCGCCAGATGTGATGAAGCCGTTGATGGTCGGGCCGGAGAACACCGTAACTTTGAACGACATGTGGGCAACGATGAAAACAAATAGGAGTGGCAGACTATGAGCGGCGTAAACAATCCTTATCGGTATCAGTACGAGACAGTTGCAGCCAGCGTTACCGCGCAGGTGCTGGGCGGCACAGGCGCAGCTGGCGACTATGTTCACCGGCTAATTATCAACGTCATCACCGTTGCCAGCGCAGGTGTGACGCTGATCGACGGCTCAACATCCATTGTTATCAGCACCGCAGCCAGCGCAGTGCTGGGACCGATCAGCCTTGAGCTAGACATGGCGGCGGTCACCGGACCGTGGAAGATCACCACCGGCGCAGGCGCCACAGTCGTTGCAGTCGGGATCTTCAGCGCATGATGAACAAACCCGGTCTGTACGCAAACATCCTTGCCAAGCAGGAACGCATCAAGGCGGGGTCAGGCGAGAAAATGCGTAAGCCCGGCACGCCTGGGGCGCCTACTGCTGCTGCTTTCAAAGAGTCAGCAAAAACAGCAAAGCCAGACAAAAAATGATCGCTTGCGTCCTAAAGTCGGGCGGTGACTTCCTGCCGAAGCACGTTTATGCTTTGCAGGAGATGTGCGACCGCTACCTGCCAGACGAAGATTTCATTTGCCTGACCGACTTAGACCTGGACTGCCAAATATTGCCGCTGGCGCACGATTGGCCAGGTTGGTGGTCGAAGGTTGAGCTATTCCGGCTGCCGAGCGCGTTGTACATGGATCTCGATACCGTTCTGGTCGGCGACTGCACCGAGCTGCTTGAAGCTGCGCGACCGCACGACTTTGTGATCATGCGCGATGTTTACCGCGGCGCCGCCGATCCGCGGTCGATGCAATCCAGCCTGATGTGGTGGTCTAAGCCGCATCAATTCATTTACGACGCATTCAAAACGGGCGATCGCTACTGCGAAGGGGGTGATCAGGTCTATCTGGAGTGGGCGCTAAGTGGCCGGCTGGTAAAATACTGGCAGGACATCACGCCTGGCATTGTGAGCTTTAAAGCCGACATACTGCCGAACGGGGTGCAGGCCGAGGATCGGTTAATCGCGTTCCACGGCAAGCCGCGGCCGTGGGAACAGACGAGGGTGCAATATGCGACTGCATGAGGGCTGGGCGGTTCCTGACGCTGACCAGTGCTGCATTCAAGCGGCGCTGGCCGAGGTGCCGGATCTCGGCGCCAGTCTGGATCTGTGCCGGGAGTTCAGGACTGCAATACAGGCCGGCGGAAACATGGGCGTCTATCCGATGGCGCTCGCGCAGAAGTTCCAGCGCGTCTACACCGTCGAGCCGGACTCAGCCAACTTTGAGGCGCTGGCAATCAACACGGTCAACCAGCCGCGGGTGATCATCCGCTGGGCTGCCTTTGGGCAGGACCACGGCAAGGCAGCGATTGACCAGATATACCCGGACAACGCAGGCGCGCACCAGATCAAAGAGGGCGCGGAGTTTGACGTCCTGCCCATCGACAGCCTGGGCGTTACCGACTGCGACCTTTTGCAGCTTGATGTCGAGGGCTCGGAGCACTTAGCCATTTTGGGCGCCATCTCAACCATTGAGGCAAGCTGGCCGGTAATTACGCTGGAGCTTAAAGGGCTGGGCGAGCGATACGGTTACACCGACGAGGACACGATCAACCTACTGGCCGACATGGGCTATCGGATAACAGACCGGGTTAACAGGGATGTGATATTCACAAAATGAGCGCAGCCTGGACACGCAAAGAAGGAAAAAACCCTGCCGGTGGACTTAACGCCGCAGGCCGAGCAAGTTACAAAACAGAGACTGGCGGCACGCTTAAGCCACCGGTTAAAGCAGGCGACAACCCGCGGCGTGCCAGCTTCCTTGCGCGCATGGGCGGTATGCCTGGTCCGATGGAAAAGAACGGCGAGCCAACGCGGTTGGCACTTGCGCTGAAGGCGTGGGGTGCAAGCAGCAAGGCCGATGCTAAAGCAAAAGCTGCGGCAATATCGAACAGGAATAAGTAAATGGAAAAGACCAGCACCGGCGTCGATAAATGGCTGAACATCATCAGCCAGTACGACAACGAATTCAAGAAGTGGGAAGCCCGCAGCGCGAAGATCGTCAAACGCTACCGCGACGACAACCGCAGTCAGCACACGAACGAAACCGCGAAATTCAACATCCTTTGGTCAAACGTGCAGACGTTGATTCCTGCCGTTTACGCGAAACTGCCCAAAGCGGTGGCACAACGCCGGTTTGGTGACAACGATCCTGTCGGGCGGGTTGCTGGCCAACTGATTGAGCGCGCACTGGATTTCGAGATTGAACACTATCCAGATTTCCGGTCAACCATGAAACACGCAGTCGAGGATCGGTTTCTCGGTGGCCGCGGCGTGGCGTGGGTGCGCTACGAGCCGCACGTTCGGCAGTTGGACATGCCCGAAGATGGGTTACAGATAACCGAGGACGTGGAAAATGAGAGTGCCGAAGGCCAAACCGCTGAAGGCGCGCCGAATCCAGAAGGTCAGGACTACACCGCAGGCGAAACCGAGCCGCAGGAAGAAATTGAGTATGAATGCGCCCCGACCGATTACGTTCATTGGAAGGATTTTGGCCATTCTGTCGCTCGCACTTGGGAAGAAGTAACCTGCGTTTGGCGCTGGGTTTATATGACCAAAGAAGCCCTGACCGAGCGATTCGGCAAGAAGATGGCTAAGCAGATCCCGCTCGACTCTGGCGCCGAAACGCTGGCCACGTATGGCCAAAGCAACAAAGAGCGCACCAGGGCGAAAATATGCGAATTGTGGGACAAGGAAAGCGGAAAGGTGTATTGGCTGTCGAAGAACTGCCCGACGCTGATAGACGAGCGCGACGATCCGCTAGAACTGGACCAGTTCTTTCCCTGTGCAAGGCCGCTTTACAGCACCACCACCAGCGACACATTGGTGCCGGTGCCTGACTTTGTGATTTACCAAGACCAGGCTAACGAGCTGGACATTCTCAGCGATCGTATCGACGGGCTGGTTAAAGCACTGCGGATTCGAGGCGTTTACGATGCCAGCCAGCCGGCGCTGCAACGGCTCTTGACCGAGGGCGACAACAACACGCTGATTCCGGTAGATAAATGGATGGCGTTTTCTGAAAAAGGCGGGCTGAAGGGCAGCATCGACATCCTGCCG